TTAAAGGTTGATTTCCTTCGGTTGGTGAAGTTCCTTCTGGAAGAGGTACTCGATATTCAAAAGGATACGTTAAAGCGTGTTGGATACCAACAGACGTAGCAATCTCATACCCACGGCGCCACCTGCTCCAGGCAGATTCCCGATCCATGCGTACGATTGAGTTTGGTACAGAACCCTTGGAAAACTCCGTGGTGATTGGTTTGATCTCACCAATGTCAGGAACTTCTTGCGCACCAAACCCACCAAAAGAACTTCCCTTGGCGCCAAAGGAACCAAAAGAACCTCCTTTGGATGGACTCATGATTTAGAAGAAACCGCCTTGCGCAATCACGTGAGCGCCGGGTGTATAACCAGAGATGTTGGGGCCATCAGGGAAGACACCTACGTAAATGCGGTCGCCACGCTCCAGGTAGATTCCTTTGTTACGCAACGGGGCAGTCGTACCTAAACCACTGGTATTACCTGCAGAAGGCATGGGAACTGCAACAACCGGCATCACATCCGAACAGTCAATACTCTGAGTGTTGGCTGGTACTGTTTTAGCAAACAACAAACGATAGTCACCACTACCAGGGATAGGAGTAGTTGTGTTACGAGTCTGGTAGAACACAAAGGTAGCAGGCAGTTGGTAGCCATAACCAACACCTAAGAAATTAAAGCCACTTGCTAAACCACCAGAGTAGTTAAGAACGCCGAGCTTACCTGTGATTGTAGTGGCACCAGTGTAGGTGTAATAACCAACGCCACTAGCAGTACCTGTGTTCATGGCACCGGTAGTAGTAATGGAAACAATTTGGCCGCTCACCAAGGATACAGCGTTACCTGATGTGCTGGTATCTAGGGTGTAATCGGCAGCGCGGTAAGCATCGTTACGAATAATCGTAATGGAATCAACAACACCGCCACTATTATTGTCTTCGCTTAAAGTTGCGTCCATGTCCACCAAGATAGATGGAGCTTGTCCGCCCTGCACAAATAAAGTATTGGAGGTTGAACTGCCAACTGTCTGCGTGGTGACACGTACCGAATCAAATAACGGACGGTCAATTAACAGAGGTTGTTTATTGGTACTGGTAGAAGACACTATTTTTTAAGCAATTTTTTTTAATTATAGCTGAATTATCACTGAACAAAGTTTGCCAAATTACCAAAAGGTGTGTTTGGCATCTTAGCTTTTGCTCTAAACAATGCTTCTGGGTCGCTTTGAAGAATTAAAAATTTTTGAAATGTTTCTGATGGTGGCAAGCCGGTTGTATCGTCTTTCATTTTATCCAGTGCTGCAATGCGCTTTTTAAGGGCGAGCAAAGGATTTGGAACAATGTTGCCATACGTGTATGCACTTGTTTCGCTTGGCGAATACGAATCAAGATAATCAGCACGTGACAACATGATTACGTTCCTCCAAGTATGTTGGGCACCATAAGCGTTCCTAAAATTCCGTTAGGAAACATGTTTTGAATAATGTTACCTTTGAATTGATCTACTAAATTTTGCGCTAAGGTTCTAGGTTCTTCTTCTAGTTGTGCAACACCTTGTCCCAAAGCTCCTGCAAGAGTTGAGGCCACTCCAGGTAGCCGAGCACTTGGTACAGTTGTTGTTGTTGTTGTCGAGTTGAGTGGGTCACCAAGAACTCGTTGAGCATTTGCGTACAAATCTCCACCTAACTTAAAACGTTTGGAGGCTGCATTAACGGATGTACCAAAAGAATCTTTAGCGTTTAAAGATACGTTTGGATTTCCGCCAAGTACCGTTGCATATGCTCTCTCAATACCCATGCCAGGTTTATATCCCCGATCCTCAAAGTATTGAAGAACTTTTGGGATTTGATCGGCACGCGTTTGTGGGCCTTGTATCCCGTATTTTTGTTGCTCATTCTGCCCAAATTGAATTAAACCTTTATGCCTTCCTCCTGCACCACCAACAATATTAGGGTCCATATTGACGCCTGATTCCAGTGAAAGGAATCCGCCAAACTCATACGGATCAAGGCCTAATTTTTTTGCTGCGTTAAAAATTGCCTGGCGATCAGCCGTGGGAAGGGTTCCAATACGAGCTTTGGGTGTAGCCATGCTTATTTTGTTGTTATTCTCCTACCCAGTTTGAATCAGCTTTGAGACCAGGTGTAAATACTGTTTGGGAAACCAAGAACAGACTTACGGTAGTAGCAAGACGCTTAACAAACTTAGGGCAAAGAATCATCGGTTTAATGCGGGGACACTGGCTTCCATGAATACATGTGTATTCGTTATCCAGTAGGTGGACTTACCCGCAGGGCGGTGCCAAGTAACTTTAGTTTATCAAAGGTTTATTTAAGCCCCTGCTCTCGGTAAACCCGTTGCAAGAATGCTTTGTCCCTAAGAGCCTTGGCAAAGTCTGGCGTGGCTAGCAACTGTTGACCATAGGAGGATTGAATAGCGCTATCGGTCACAGGGACTTGAGGTGTGCTGGGATTGTAGGACATGGGTACTGCTGCCGCATTAAATCCAGCAACAGGTGTCCCATAAACTTGCTCTGGTGTTCCAAGGTTTGACATGGCTGCTGAGAGGTTAAACCCAGTTGATGGCATGGGTAGACCGCCAATAGATAGAGGAGTTGTGTTGGCGATGCCTGGAACAGTTCGTGATTCAGTGTATCCAACCTGACCAGATTTGAGGTTGCTTGCAAGATCAGGGTTTGTTTGCGCCCAGATCTGTAGGCCAATCCGCTCTTTTTCTGCAGGATTTTTTGCAGTGTTGTACTGCTTGGTCAGCTCTGCAATTTGGTATTTTTTAAAAAGTGGATTCTGTGCGGTTTGTTGTGCAACACTTGAAATTTCAGCTTGACGAGCACGCTCTTGCGGTCCACCACCAGGGGGGACGGGGCGCTTATCTTGAATAAACCTATCTTGAACACCTGGAGCATTTAACGCATCCATGGTGGCACTACCTGTCAATGTATTTAAAGGATTATTGCTTATTTGTAGTTGGTTACTTTGTTTTTTTAAATTTTTTGCCAAATGTTGTCCATATCCCCATCTCATTGGATCATTGTCCCGCAGCGTTCCAGTGGCTAATCCAACTCCTGCATTTTCTGGATTTAAAAATGTGTCATATAAACCTGCAGAAAGTACTTTAAAAGGAATGGGGCCAGGGGTAAGTAAGCCTATGTTTGCCGTACCCCGCATTGATTCCGGTAATAACACATTAGTGGCAATACCCACACCAAGGTTTACAGGGTTAAGAGGATTTAAAGATTTACCAACTTGACCAAGAAAGGTTGTTGGATTACGTGTAGCAAGAGGATTCAACGCTGTGGGACCAGCGCTTTGAAGCTTACGTAAAATTCCTTGAGAAGTATTTACACCAGTCCGCAACCCTTCCTGAACTTGTCGTTGAAGATACTGCCCATTGGCTTGTAAAAGATTTAAAGGATTATTTAAAGGAAATGAACCTGACGTTGGGCCTGGTTGAAGAGATGATGGCATCCTTGGAACATTTCCCGTGCCGAATTCTTGTGCAAAACGTTGGGCTCCATCAAAATTGTATCGTGGATTGTTAAGGCTTTGTGGGGCGCCAATTGACGGAGTCCACCGTCCAGTTTGTTGTTGTACAAGTTTCTGTCCAGCCAGACCAGGGCGAAAAGTACTGGGAGAACCTGAAAGTGGGGTGGCAAGCATCTCCTGACTGAACCGACTTCTAGGTCGAACAACCGCATCTTTTACAGCTCCGGCAGATCTAACCAAAGCAGATTCCGCTTGAGTCCCCATTCCGCGAAGCACAGGAGCTACCAAGTCATCAGTAAATTCTTGAACAGCTTTCCCTCCAAGGTTACGAAGCATCCCGCCAATTTGTCCGATACTTAAAGGAGCCATTACCGCCAAACCTCATGAAGATAGATACGTGATCCGACTGCTGTGTCGGCTGGTCCAGGTAATGCCTGGATAAATTCAGCACCAGAACGCTCATACCGGTAACGCGCCTGGTACTCATCCTTGTAGTTAGGCACAAACAGAATACCGGCAAGACGATTGGTTTCGTATAGGTAGATCTGGTTCCAAACCTTCAATGCTTCTGCGGCATTGCTAGAACGAATCGTACGATCAACGTCGCCAATGATGCTTTCCAACCTGGTATTAGGATTGGAGGCAACTTCTGTTTTCTTTTCAGCCGTATCGCAACGACCAATTTGAATAACAATCTTGTCGTAAAAGTACGAATCAGGGACTGTATTCATTGCTTCTTCCAGACGGGCGTAGTCACCTGCTGGCACAGAAACAGTAAAGTACCCCAAATGGTACCTGACCCTGCTTTTATCGAAGTCAGATAAATGCACTAACTTAAAACATTATTTTTTAATTATAAGAGTTAGAAACTCAACCCCAGATAGCCTTTGTATATTCTTCTGGTAAACCTGTAGGTATTTGTAAACCAGCCATTGGATTTAACGCTTGACTCAACATTGATTGAGTAACTTGCTCTCTCATTGTGTCAAGGAATGATTTTGGTTTCTTGGTTTCTCTGTATTGTGTTCCGTACATGAAAGCCTCAAGTAAATCTTGGGTACGTTGACTTGCCTGATCATAACCTTGTGGTGCTCCAGGAAGTGCTAGAGGAGGAGGTGGAGTACCCAAGACATTAACGTCGCCTGCTTCTGGGCGATCTATATTGCCGTGCCCAGTCCTTGCAATAACACGTCCACTTGGATCTAGCGATTCAGAATAATATCCGTAGCCTCCTCCAGAACCTCTTCTTACTTTTCCACCAGCAACAGCAGGTATGTATATAGATGCGTCTTCTATTGCGCCTTTTTGAAACCTATCTTTTCCCTTGAAAGGTGTGTAGTAATCAAATGATTGCCAACCAGGGTTCTTACTGTGGCTGTGTGCTCCAGCTGCTCTTTCTAATAGATCTACTTTTTCCGCTAAATTTGCATTTGGATTCCAACGGCGACCAGAAACAGCTGCATTAGAAAACTCAATTTCTCTACCAATTGATTGGTTTTGTCTTGCAACAGCATCCATCATCTTTACCTTTTCAGCTATCGGTAAAGATTGAAGAAGTTTAAGATCTGTGTGATAATCTGCTGAACCGCCTATCTTTGCGCTAGGCCCAGTAAAACCAGATCTTTCTGTAAGATATGACATTATCTTGTTTTATTTTTATTTTAAAACAAAAAACCCCGCATTTCTGCGGGGCATTAAGGAGATGAGTTGGTAATCAAACCCTGATCAAGTTGGCAGCCATAACAGCATTCCAATCAACCCGAGGGATTTTTTTTAACTGCTCAAGATTATTGAATCTTTCACCCGATAATGACATCTGAAGATCTTTGATCTCGCGAGCAGTTTTTAATCCCACACCTTTAATATGATCAGCGATCATTTGTGGGGTGGCACTGTTAATATTTAAACGAGTGTCGGGTGGAAAAGTACGAGGCTCCTCTTGAGATGCCTTGTCTTTTACCTGAAGTGTTTGGACCTTTTTAGTCGCCACTTCATCAGGGCTTAATTCGGACTTGTAAGCGGTATAAAGGCGACCGTCTTGGTCTTCGACCATAAACCAATCACCATTATCAAACTCACTAACAATTTTGACGCGTGCGCCAGTTTTTATGTGCTGATAAAGCATAGGTACCAGAGGTTATCTGGTACCTACTTTAGCCTAATCAGCCGCTAGTGACGGTGCGATTATTCAGATAAGAGTCAATATCTTCGTAACCAGGAGCGTCATCAGGACGGATGTAGCACACTTCCACAGCGATGTAACCAGTACGACCGGCGGCGATGTCTGCATCAGAGATGTACACACCACCAGAAACGGCAGTATCGTTAGCGGCACCCTTAGCGAACACCGAGAAGGTGGTCGAAGCAGTTGCCTTGTAGTACACGTTGGTGTTGGTAACGCCTGCAGCACCGGTAGCGGTGAGGAAGGGGTCGGTACCAAAAGCTTGACTCGCACCAGAGAAATAAATCTTGGTGGAAGCATCACCAGAAACGGTGGAAGTCAAGTTGGCTTGAATCACGCTTTCGCCAACACCAGAGGCAGCGGTGGGGCTACCAGAGTTGTTACGACCAAACGAGATGATGTTACCAGTGGAGGCATAGACGCCAGAGGCGGCGCGGCCATCCCAGCCAGACAGAACGGAAACTGCAGCGCGATAAACGTATGCACCCTGGGTGGAAGAACCAGAGATCACCATGCCGGTGATGTCGGTACGGGTGTCGTCCTGGCGGTAAGGCGAAGGAACGATCACGGCCATGGTCTGGCCGCTGGTGGAAGCGGAGCCAGAAGCCCAGGTTACGGGAACATAACCGCGGGTTTGGAAATAACGGTAACCAGGGGTAGCCAACACAGAAGTGGGGCCAGCCTTGGAGGCGTTATTAGTAGTACCACCAGTGGTATCAATGTTCTTGTACCAACCGTTCAGGGGTTGTGCCCAGTTACCCGGGTAGATTTTTTTAGCGGTCAAATAAGTCATTTATCTTTCCTAAAAGTTATTGTTGATTATCAGATGTTGCCATCATCAGAAACAAAACTGAAACCGGTGGTGACGAAATCTTTGTTGAGAATTTCGAAACCAGCGTACAGTTGCCAAATCAAGATGATGAAGCGGCTGAAGTCATCGTTGTTGTTGATCAACACCTGAGCGTTAGGACCACCAATACCGACGCCAATTGCTTGGGGACCAAAGAAGTAACCTTGTGCAACTTCTTGAGTGGTGTAGTTGGAACCACCGTCGAAGGACGCACTCAGGGACTTAGTTGGGAAGTTGGTTGATTCGAAGAACTTCACACCTTCAAACTGAACGCCAGTAGGCATCACGGGTTCACCAGCCAGGAAGTAACCTTGGCCAGCTTGGGGACCCATGTAGAAGCTGGAGTTGTTGGGCATCGCAGGATTGCCCATGTACATACCCTGACCAGGGTTGCCAGCATAACGTGCAATCTCACGGAAGTCGGGGTCACGACGCAGGTGCATCATGAATGTGGGATCGCAAATACAACGATACAGACCATCAGAATAGGTCGGCACGTTGCGCTTACGCAGGTCCTTAACAACGTTCAGCAAGTCGGTACGGACTTGGAACTGTTGGACGTCAGCAGTGTACTCAGTGGTGCTGTACGAAACACGGCCAGAGGAATCCTTGGCTTTGTTACCAGCGAAGTAGTAACCACCTTGGGTAGTAGAGGCTTGACCGTTAGCTTCAGCTTTGGACAGTTCGTCAATGAAGACGCGGTCACGCCACCGACGATAGTCATCCAGCAGAGTGAGGCTACCGATGGACTGGTGGAACATGTTAAGGTTACCGGTGTCCAGCAACATGCGCTGAGCGGTAATCAGAGTTTCACGCGCAATCTTGAAAGTCGAAGGCTGGGTGGGATCGCCGGGGTCCGCAGGACCGGTGTATTCCTTAAGCACCACAAGGACTTTCTCCTTGGTGATGTTACGGCTGTTAGCAGTACCAATGGTTTGGTCGGCAATACGCTCGCGGCTATCCTTAGTACCAGGAGTTCCCCAGAATTTGTAGCGGTCGAGTTGGACGGTTTGACCAGGTTGACGAGTAAAGTCGTGGACAACCACGGGCTCTACTGCCATCTCAGCAATGTAAGCAGGGTGGGGACGGTAGAGTTCCGCGCCCAGGATCTTTGGAAAATCGTTATCAATAAACACCTTGTTTTATCCTCCAGTGTCGCAGGGAAGTTTTTAGCGGGTGAAAGATTCAGACATTATCATGTCTTATCTAACACAAATTTTAGCAGTCGTAATTTTAACAATAAGAAGCCTTATTGTATTACTCCATTACAAACAATTTGTTTGCAACAGTTCCGGGCTGAGCATGGTTCAGAATGCGCCAGGCATTCTGGGGATCACGCGCCATGGTTTCACTGAAGCCACCCCAGAAGTTTTCTGGTTGTTGCTGACCAGCGGCCATGGGAGGTGCGGGGAATTCAGCAATACCGCCACCAACGGGTTGAGTGCGGTAACCACGAGACCCAAGTTCAGCTTCGCTTTCGTACACGGGATAAGGACCTTCGGGACCAAAGAAACGCAGCGTGTAATCGCTGAGTACGTCGGGGTTGGTCAGGATCTCGTTATAAGCCAGGTTCTCCTGGTGCTCATTAACTGCAAAGTTGGCATAGCCAGTTAACGTTGCGTTGGCTTCAAAGCCCCATGCCACTGCACTGTCAAGCATCCCTTCAAGTTGAAGGGCGTAATTATTTAGAATTCCCGGAGCTTCTACCCCGAACGCGTCGAACACCTGACGACTTGCGCTGCTCAGGTGGTAGTAATCCGCGATTGCCCGGTCCACTTCCTGTGCTTCCGCCGCCGGTAAGGGCATCGAAGAGATTTGGGAAGAGCTGAGATAAGATTCCGGGCTGGGATATGAGGTCGGAATCCCCGATTGTGGCATAGCTTGGGCGCTGGGCATCCCAAAGTTGGCCGGTGCGTACTGAGGACTCGTCGTTGACGACTGACCCTGGAACGGGGATTGGACTGGTGAGCTCAGCAGCCCCACCACTTTGTTGAACGCCGATTCCCATGGGTTGCTCACCGGAGCTTCCGCTGGTGCCGCCACCGAATAGTTCGGTTGGGATTGGGGGGCGTACTGAGTAGGGGCGTATTGGTAGCTGGTATTCGCTTGAGGGACCGCTTGCGGGTAGCTGGTACCCACCTGATACGCCACTGGTGCTGCCTGTTGGTAGCTGGGGGCTTGGGCTGCCACTGGAGCTGGTGCCGCCATCACGTAGCTGCTTGGTGCTACTGACGGTGCTTGGCTCGTCTGTGGGGTCGATTGGACGGTAGCGTCCTGCATAACTCATCTCCTTTTGTAATGCTTCTAAGGTTCGATACAGATAGGGGGTAAGGTCCAGCCTTGGATCCGCAGCCATCGGTAGATCCGGT